GCAGAGAATCTGGACATTGACCTTAAGGATAACCAAGGTAACTTCAACTGTGGTAAACCTTCTGGTTACATCAAGGACTTCGATGCTTTGTCTGACGACATGCAGACTCTCATTCGTTCTATCAAGCGTACTCGTTCTATGTATGGGACTGTTACCTTTGTAGATGCAAAGGATGAAGAAGGCAATCCTGCTGAACTTGTGGACACACCCTTTGTATTTGATGTAGCAGTAAAGGAAGGTTACAAGAACTTCGGTGATGTATCAAACAAGTTTGCGCAGCATCGTCGTCTTCCCATTATGCACGACATCATTGTGTCTACGGCTGAACGTAAAGGCCCGAATGGCCCATACTATGTGCCAGTCTGTGAAGCAGACCTTGACACAATCCATGAGATTACGGAAGCAGATCAACAGCTACTCAGGGACTTCCAAGCTGTGGTTGAGAACCATAATCGCAGGGTGCTGTCTGATTGGGACGAGAAGCATGTTCAAAAGGCTACGCAAGAAGAGAAGGAACTTGCTGAATCTTTTGTTGACGTTGATGTTGAAGAGGTAGAATGATATGAATCACCCAGCTGAACTGGCGTTGCATAAGTATATGGATGACGCTGCCAATGGTAAGTCAACCATGTCCCAAGAGACAATCAAACAGATTGGTTTGGATGTCATGGGTGCGCTTGCACGTCAGTTTGGCGGGGCAGACAAGCGAGACTTCAGGCTACGTATGTCGAACATTGGTAGGCCCACGTGCCAGCTATGGTTCGAGAAGAACAAGCCTGAGACAGCCCTGCCTCGTCCAACCACATTTGTCATGAACATGATGCTTGGAGATATTGTGGAAGCAGTATTCAAAGGGCTACTGAAAGAAGCAGGAGTGGAGTATGGTGATTCGGAAAGTGTATCTCTGGATATCGGAGAGCATACAATTAATGGAACATATGACCTTACTATTGATGGTGCTGTTGATGATGTCAAGTCAGCATCTGATTGGTCTTATCGTAACAAGTTTGCATCGTTTGAAACACTACGCAGTGGAGATGCTTTCGGTTATGTGGGACAGTTGGTCGGCTATGCTACAGCTACTGGACTAAAACCTGGTGGCTGGTGGGTAGTCAATAAAGCAAATGGTAGCTTTAAGTATGTTCCAGCTACAGGCGTAGACACTGAACAAGAGATGATGAAAATTATGAAAACAGTGAAGACTGTTGATGACAATAAGTTTCAGCGTTGCTTTGAACCTGTAGAAGAAACATTCAGAGGCAAGCCGACTGGTAACAAAGTCCTAGCCAAAGAGTGTTCGTTCTGTGACTATCGCAAAGCATGTTGGCCTAACATGAAAGAGTTGCCAGCAGTGAAGTCACAGGCAAAGGAACCAAAGATTGTTTCGTATGTTGAACTGGCGAGTGAATACGACAGTGCATAATGCGAAACGATTTAGGGCAGCACGTAAGTTAGGATTTCGTAGTGGCCTTGAGCATAAGATTTCTGAGTATCTTGTAGGACTTAAAATAAAGTTTGACTACGAGTCCATCAAGATCGAATGGGAAGACCTTGCTTACAGGACGTATACACCTGACTTCGTGCTGTCCAATGGTGTCATCATTGAGACAAAGGGTATGTTTACGGCAGCAGATCGGCGCAAGCACTTAGCGATCAAGCGTCAGCATCCTAACCTAGACATTCGCTTTGTCTTTGAGAACAGCAGACGAAAGCTACGCAAGGGGGCGAAGTCAACTTACGGCGAATGGTGTATCAAGTATGGATTCAGATACTATGACAGGATCATTCCCGAAGATTGGCTAAAAGAGAAAGGGAAAAACAAGCATCCAAAGTTTATTAAATTTGCAGGAACTAAAGTAAAAAGGAGTAAAAAATGACAGAGGAAAACAACACAGAAGAACACGTAACAGAAGAGGACTTTCTTATTCGTGTTCGTCCGGTAAAAACAGATACTGGCAGGTATACCGGAGAAGCAAATTTCTCTGTCATCAGTAGCCAGAACCATGATATACCTGTTGACTTGTATCAAGATATGGAGTATATAGTTAAGTGTATGTTATCTACTATACCATTGATGGAACAGGATGACAACTTCCGCGACTTCGTTGCACATTATGTAGACAGATACTTTACGTATGAGTTTGACGAAAGGGAAGAGGTTCCATTGATTGAAGATGTAGATGGAAATGTAATTACTATCAACTTTAACACGAACACGAAAGGTAGTGCATGATGAGACACGAGACTTACATGAAAGAAAAAATGATGGAAGAAATAAACAAGACAGCCAATCGCATAAGCGACAAGCTGGACATGGTAAATTCTCCACCACACTACAACAAGACTGGCGTTGAGTGTATTGATGCCATTCGTGCTGCAACAGGTGATGGCTATGAGTATTATCTGCAGGGCAATATCATGAAGTACCTGTGGCGTTATCGCTACAAGAATGGTACAGAAGACTTGAAGAAAGCGCGATGGTATCTGAACAAGCTGATCGAAGAGGTTGAAGGGTTTTATGATGAGAGTTAAAGTATTCATAACACTTGACATTGATCCAGAAGAGTATCCAGTGCCAGCAGACGAGAACGTAGCGCAGGACATACAAGACAGTATTGAAGAATACTTTTACGAAGTAGAGGGTGCAAACATACGTAACATTAAAGCAATTATGGAGTGACAATATGAACAATTACTTACCAACAGACTACCAAAACTTTATCGCCCTCTCACGGTACGCCCGATGGAAGGAAGATGAACAAAGGCGTGAGACATGGGGTGAAACAGTCGCACGATACTTTGATTATATTACTAAGCATCTGGTCACTAAGCATGACTATCAGCTTTCTGATTCACTGAGGAGTGAACTGGAGCAGGCTGTGCTTAACCAAGACATCATGCCAAGCATGAGAGCATTGATGACGGCTGGCCCTGCACTTGATCGCTGTCACGTCGGTGGCTACAATTGCTCCTACGTACCAGTGGATAATCCTCGTGCATTCGATGAGACAATGTATATTCTCATGTGCGGCACAGGTGTTGGCTTCTCTGTGGAGAGACATCATACAGACAAGCTGCCTATTGTCAATGAGGACATGCACGACACAGATACTGTCATCAAGGTAGGCGACTCTCGTCCTGGCTGGGCAAAGTCTTTGCGTGAACTTATCTCACTTCTGTACGCAGGGCAGATTCCTCAGTGGGACATGTCTGAAGTACGCCCTGCTGGCGCACGTCTTAAGACATTTGGTGGCAGGGCCAGTGGTCCAGCACCTCTTGAGGAACTGTTCCAGTTTACTGTAGACATGTTCAAGAAGGCAGCAGGTCGTCGCCTGTACCCAATTGAATGTCATGACCTGATGTGTAAGATTGGTGAAGTTGTTGTTGTCGGCGGAGTACGCCGTAGCGCACTCATCAGCCTGTCCAACCTGAACGATGACCAGATGCGTCATGCCAAAGCAGGTCAGTGGTGGGAGAATGAAGGGCAACGTGCGCTGGCTAACAACAGCGTTGCCTACAAAGAGAAGCCGCAGATGGGTACATTCATGCGGGAGTGGCTTGCACTTTACGAGAGTAAGTCAGGTGAACGTGGCATCTTCAACCGTCAGGCTGCAAAGAAGCAAGCATCTCTGAATGGTCGGCGTGACTACGAACAGGACTTTGGCTGCAACCCATGCAGTGAAATCATCCTGCGTCCTTATCAGTTCTGTAATCTGTCTGAGGTAGTTGTACGTGCATCTGACACACAGCAGTCACTGACGGAGAAGGTTCGCCTTGCCACTATTCTTGGCACGTTCCAGTCCACACTGACTGACTTCAAATATCTACGCAAGATATGGAAGAACAACACAGAGGAAGAACGTCTGCTTGGTGTGTCACTGACTGGTATCATGGACAATGCTATGATGTCGGGTAAGTCTGCCCATCTTGGTATGAACATTGGTGCTACACTGAATGCACTCAAGGAACAAGCCATTGAGACTAATGCAGCTATGGCTGAACAGCTTGGCATTCCGCAGTCAGCAGCTATCACCTGTGTGAAGCCGTCTGGTACAGTCTCACAGCTTGTGGACAGTGCTTCTGGCATCCATGCTCGTCACAATCCATACTACATTCGTACAGTGCGTGGCGACAACAAAGACCCATTGACGCAGTTCATGGTCAGTGTTGGTATTCCAGCGGAACCAGATGTCATGAAGCCAGACAGCACAACAGTGTTCAGCTTCCCGATGAAGTCTCCGCAGGGTGCAGTTACACGGTTCGACATGTCTGCCATTGAGCAGCTTGAACTGTGGCTGATGTATCAGCGTCACTGGTGTGAACACAAGCCATCCGTTACCATCTCTGTGAAAGAGGAAGAGTGGATGGAAGTTGGTTCATGGGTGTATGAACATTTCGATGAAGTGTCAGGTATCAGCTTCCTGCCATTCAGTGAGCATACATACAAGCAAGCACCGTATCAGGACTGTACAGTTGAAGAGTATGGTGAGATGCTCAAGCGTATGCCAGCAGCTATTGACTGGACGTGGTTGCAAGACTACGAGAAGGAAGACACTACGTCAGGTGGACGTGAGTTGGCATGTACGGCTGGCGTGTGTGAGGTAGTTGACATTGCCGCAGCATAGTGGTAAAGTCTGGAAACAAGGTGTGGGGTGGGTGCAATACAACCCACCTCGACACCACCCTCAATATGAAGAGTGGATGAAACAGAAAGAAAAGGAAAAAGAAAGTGATAGGAATGATTAAGGTTGAAAAGGTAGAAGAGCATGAAGACGGTTCCGCTACCGTAGTGTTTGAGTGTGACGATGAAGCCAAACAAGCACTTATCAATGAAGGTCTATTATCTCTGATTGAGAAAGCAGTTGATAAACACAACGATGAATACAGCTATATGGAAGGAGTAACAAATGAAGGAAAAGATGATTAGTGTCTTGAAAAACCATGCTCAAGCAAATGTTCATTTACACATGATGAATATTGAGGCATACTTCAAGAACCCTGCAGGTATCGGTGAGCATTCCGATATCATGGAAGCCATTCAGGGAGAGATGGACAAGATGGCTGTCCACGAAGACCGACTCGCAATCCTCAACAACTGGCCTGAAGGGGATTAAAATGACAGGTGAACTACTGGTGCTATTTGCAGTTTGGGTTATGGCCTTCGGGTCATGGTACGAAGTGCGCAGCCTTCGCAAGTGGATGGAACAGCAAACAAAGGAGAAATAAAATGACTGAACAGCAAAAAGATATTATCAACATTAATGGTGACGAGTACGACGTTGGGGCAATGACTGACCAGCAGAAGTATCTGGTGAGTCAGCTTCGTGATCTGAGTAGCAAGATTGCACAGGCACAGTTTGGCATTGACCAGCTTCGTGGTGCGCAAGATGCTTTCACGAATGCACTCGTTAGTTCTACTCAACAACAGGCAGAGGATGAAGAATCTGATGAGGCGTAATGGTCTTAAAAAATACGACGCCCCACTCCGCATTCAGTTTGAGTGGGGGTATGAGGCATTCAAAAAAGGTGGCAGTTTTAGGAGTGTTAACCCTAACAAAGTCAGGTCTAAGAAGGTTTACGTAGAAAACCGGCCTAACATGGACGAGAACACGATGCAGTATCGTGAATGGCAGCGTGGCTGGAATACTGCATACTTCGAGAACCTGGAGAAACTAAATGGACTTGGAACTAGAGGCTAAACAGTGGATGAAGGAGAAACAATTGAGTAGTATTACGGCATCTCTGTATCAAGAGAAAGCGTGTGAGACAGCAATCTTCCCCAAGCATCAGGCTATGGAGTATCTGACTCTTGGCCTGACAGGTGAGGCAGGTGAGATTGCTAACAAGGTTAAGAAGTTCATTCGTGACGGTGCGCCACCAGATGAGTACGAAGCCAAGAAGATTGAGATTGGCTACGAGATTGGTGACGTTCTGTGGTACTGCGCTGTGCTTGCTGAAGAACTAGACATGAATCTTGGACACATCATGGAGAAGAACCTTGAAAAACTCGCAGACAGACACAAGCGTGGGAAAATCCGTGGGTCAGGCGATAACAGGTGATGGAGGGAAAGAAACTATGGAAGAGAGTCAGTAAGATGGACTTAGGAAACCCTGTGATAACAGCCATAGTAGGCTTAGTTATATTCTACATAGGCTTAAAGACATTCTCTGGTGGCATGAAATCTATGGGCAACATAGAACATCTTTCATGGTTCTTGGGCAACCCCTGGTATATGTTTGCAGGTGGCATCATAATGACACTGCTGTGGCAGTCGTCCAGCCTGTCTACTACAGCCATCATTGCACTGGTTGCCTCTGGTGCCTTGCCTTTACCCGCAGCCATTGCCGCAGTGTTAGGAGCAAACATAGGCACAACAGGAACAATCTGGCTGGCAGGTTTGTTTGTGTCAGACGGTATGCCTAAAGGAGATACGTTGCGTATTGCAATGGCGCACACAGGTGTGAACTTGTTTATGGCAGCTACTTTGTTACCGTTTGTATCGCACATAGCACGATGGCTAGGCAGGTTCTGACGTGAAGACAGTCAATAAGGTAACGCCATATAAGGATGTCACGTGGTACGTCAAGTGGACTGCCAGCTTCTTCATCTTGTCGGCAATCGTGATACGAGCAGCGGACTACTCACATCTTATGGACATGGTGCTTGGTGTCATTGGAATGGGATTGTGGGCATGGGTAGGATTCATGTGGCACGACAGGTCAATCATCGTGCTGAATGCTATCTCCGCCGCCATACTTGCGGTGGGAATATTGGAGTACATATAAGAGAGGGGGCTTTGCAGCCCCCTTTTTGTTAGTCGAATACTCCCTTTTTTCGCATCTGTCGTAGATACTTTGCATAGTATAATAGTTTAGTGTAGTCGTACATCTCTCCGTCTTTAGGTTCGCCATGATTATCGTGATACACTTGAAGCGCACGTTCTTGGTCAACCTTTGGCACTTTGTTAAACGCCGCCTTCTTCATGGGGTCAAAGCCAAAGCGTTCCTTGTATACATCCTGTTTTGAATTGTACGTCACAATATCCATAATGTCGCTGCGATACTCTTGTATTACACGCTTCAAGAAATCTTTCTTCCCCTCACGAGTCAGGCCATCATATACGTCACTCTGTTCTATAGCAGGTACGACATAATCTGTAATGTATTCGCCCATGAACTGTGCAATCAGTGCATCTGCTTCTGGAATACCTGTCTTTGCATACACAATCCTACGAGATATTTTGTTCTCTGCCAGTTCTTTTTCAAATCTATTCTTGCGTTCATTATACAGAACACCGTATACCTGACGAGAGAATGGTGTAGTTCTGCGCAGGTCTTCTGCACGAGTAGGGGATTGATAAATCTCTGACGCCCTTGTGCCTAGCAGTTCCGACAGGTACTCCTCAATCTTATAGTTCATAGGAATACGCGCAAGTGAACGATTGATTCCGAAACTCAGCATGTCACTAGAATTAGTATCTTTTACGATACGTGCATCATCTGGTGCCGCAAATGTATTATACGTATCCTGTAACATAGTCATGGGAATGCTGTACGTATTGATAATATTTGCAGCTGCAGCAGTCAGCATACGCTGAACTTTCTGTGGATCATCTTCTGCCATAACGTCACGCAGTGCCATGTCCAAAGCGTAGAGTTGTGTTCCTGCTTTAAATTGTGTGCCGGACAATGCCTGAATTGCATCGGCTAGTTCATTACGATCACCATACAGTGGACGGTCCTGATCTTCAAAAGGCTTGAACCCTGCGACACTCATCTTAGAGATGTCGTTATCAAATGCCCTTGCTACAAGATCACCAACAAACAAGAATGGTGCAGCAGGGAAGAATGGACGCAAGTCATAGGTGCTACCGTCTGCCATCTTGCCTTCCCACCAGTTTTCACCTGCGTGTTCCGACATACGATACGCAACAGCACCCATCAGGAATCCTGTACCAACCAATGCCTTAGACAGTTCTTCGTAATTGTCTTGGTTCTTGGCAGCATATCTTACAAATCCAGCATCCAACAAATACAAAGGAGAATACTCGTAGGTAAAGCGCATAGCGTTTGCAATGAACCGTGGGAATGGTACAAGAGATGTGGTAAGGAACGGGGCTTTGTGAATACCATTGATGATAGCCCGTGCTGTAGGACTATCAGGAGTCTTCTGATAAGTAAAGTAAAGTGCGTCCTCTACTGCTTTATCTAGTATTCCCTTACCCTCTGTTGTGCTAAAGAAGCCCTTGAACCGTCCTTCACGCACAATGTCGCGCAGGTTAAACTCCTTAAAGTCTGCTTTTGTTTTGTTACCAGCCCGTATCTCTGCAGAGAATAGTTCGTTCAACTGACGCTTCAGGCTACCGACAAACGCTGCTCTCTTGAACATGTTGTCCGATGCTTGGTTAAGTGCATTGAGGTTTGCACCTATTGCTCTCATCTTGTCTAGCTTTACGCCTGACTTCATGTTGGTTGCGTCTACAATATCCTGCAACTCACGGAACATTTGGCTGGCCTTGGCTGAAAAGCCCGACTTAAATACGGCTTCAATAGCCATAGCTTCTTTTTTGTTTGTAATACCAAACAGAACAGAGAACACATCTTCGTTTGCTTTACCAACCAAAGACTTGTCACCTGGCAGAACTTTGGAGATACCTCTGTCCATAGCTTTAGTGACCGCATCAATGCCAACCCGTGCTACACCGGATACAGTGTTTCGCATTGTCGTACCCGTCTGTGATGTCATAAATGCCAGACGCAATCCGTCAGCAGAACGTAAGCCGTTTAGCACTCGACCCGCTGCACCTACTTGAACATCATCTGTAATTGCATCAGCTTTTTCTAAGAAGCGGCGCACACCAGCAGAACCTTCTTTCTCAAAAGTTTGTACAGCACTGTACAGATCACCCTTACGCTGCGCATTAAGACCAAACAGATCATCAAAGGATGCGTCAAGTAGTTTACGAACAGAGGCTGCACCATTAAGTGTTCGTGCCGCAGCAGATACATCTGCCATAAACAGGCTGGCGAAATCATCTGGTGTTAGATCATATTTTTTAAATATGTCACCTATCTCAAATTTAGTTTTTATTTCATCTGCTGACATACTACGAAGACCACGAGCAATGGTTTCTGTAATTCGTTCACGGGGTTGTCTTCCTCCAGCTTTTTCAATTAAATCCATACCCATAGCAAAGACTCTTTTCTTTTTACTTGGGTCAAGGATAATATCAAAAGTAGGAATAAAGTCAAACTCATCATCTGGCAGAGTTGTGCCAGCAGCAGCTTCTTGCTCCTGAATTACTTTATCTTTAATCTTTGTTCTGGCGGCTTCACCCTCTGCTACACGTTCTGGATCAAGCGCACGTAATACTTCCTTTGTATCTTCTAACAAATCTTTATCTGCATTAAGCAATGTTTCATCTGCTGCTTCATTAGCCTCCTTAATTTTAGCAAGGGTAGCCTTATCTGCATCATCAAGCAGGTCTTCAACATTACGTTCTGCAAAGCGTGAGAAGCCAGTCTTCGCCAGACCAACAGCAGCTGCGGCGGGTATAACACCGCTGGCAACAGATGTTACAAGCAACTCTTCATTGCTAAATTCCCTGCGAAGGTCTGCTTCAATCTCTGTCTTCTGTGCTGCCACATTTTGTAGCGCACCGAATGCTGCCTCACCTGCAATAGTCGTCTTTACAGGATTAGACGCAGCCGCTTGGATCATACGACTACCTATGCGTTGTGGTTGAAATGCTTGGCGTAGCGTACCAGCAACTGCAGCCTTTGCTGCCTGTGAACTTGCAACGCCAGCAGCCTTGCCATAGCCAGGTAATAGAAGCCCCAAATAAGTAGACGGTGCCTTGAGCAAGCCCTCGACGTAATCGCCAAAGGCATTCTCAGCACCGCCTTCCTCATAGAAGTGAGGCATCTCTCTAAATGTTTGATACAGCAGACGATAGTCAGCCAGACGCATCTTGGCCTTCTCATCATCCCTCTTTGTAGCATCAGCTGCGGCAGCAGATACGTAACCATAGTCACCTGCTGTCGTCATCTCGTTTACATCAAATGACCGGAAGTGTTCAATGAACTCATCAATGACATCTTCGTCCTTGACGTTAGTCATGTTGTGTCGATCTGCCAAGAACCTCTTAGCAGATTCAAACACAGCAGGATTACGCTTGATAGCTTCGTAAGATTTTACGGAGTTGTCAAACGTATTGTCTCCCAGCCCAAATCTTTCAGATAAAAAATTGCTGGTCTTTGTAACTGGAGAATCATTTAGTACTGTATCAGTAGATGTAATTTTAATGCTGTCATCGTCATCCTCCTCAACAAGACCAAATCTTTGTTGTAAAAATTTTGACATTTATCTACCCATTAATCCACCACGCGCCATAGGAACTTGTTGCTTACTTGCTCTAGTACGCAGTGCTTTAAGCTGATCTTCAGTCAATTTAGAGTCTTGTCCCTTTTTCTTTTTGTTTACTCTGTCTATTACCGTTGCAAGCTGGTCAACAAAACTTTTGTCTGTCTCAAGTCTGCGACGAATTTCTTTACGTTCAAGGTCAGACATATCTTCACTAATATATGCCGCAATCAATGCAGCATTGGAAGCACCACGCATTCTATTCTCTGGCGAAGTTCTTTCAGACGGAACTACTAAGTCCCGTGCCTTACGGTTATCTTGTTCACCTTCTTCAGACTTACTCCCAAAAAGACTTACGGGTACGCCCGGTGCGTCATCATCTACCCTAGCACCAAACATTTCCAGAGGATACATCAGCCCACGCTTCATCTGATCTCTGTCAAATAGCAGACTATCAGACCCTTCATCACTCCTAGCTGCCTGACTACTCATCCTCTTCTGCAACTCTCTCGCAATAGCAGGGCTTGCTGGCTTTTCGTCCAGAGTTCCGTCATCATTGATCCTGAAAAATTCATCGCCAACTTTACGGTACGGTACATCGTCTGCCCCAAAGGATGGGCGTCCCTTGAACAGTCTTTCAATAGGGTCTTCACTGAGAACTACGTCAGGGTTAAGACGTTCCATCTTTTCTTCAGGTGTTTCAGGCGCGTCTGCCTCTCTTTGCTGTCTCTGCCTATTTAAAGCATTATCCAAAGCACCTTCTGCGTCTGCAGGGTTCATATTAAAAGCATCAGCTACAGCAAGTATGGCTTTCCTATATCTCATAGGAGCAACACCACCACCTAACGCTATCAAATCTTCTTGATCTAATACAGCCATAACATTTTCAGCTGACGCATCTTCAGAGGTCATTTTACCTAAAGGCTTGTTTACTCTTGTTACGGCATCCTCAACTAATTTTTCGGCAGCTTCACTTGAAATTTCTAACTCTGTCGCAAGAGCAGTAACTACTTTAGGTTTTCTTGCAGGATTTATTACAACTGTATCTGCACCAACTCCGAGCATTGTACCAGGAGTTTTACTTGTGTTTCCTGCAATAGCCTTATCTGCAGCATCTTCTATTTTGTTTATTTCTTCAGTTACTAGATTTCCAAATTCATCATCATGTAGCTGATTCGTAATTTTAGAAGCACCAGTAAGAGTATCTCCAGAATTTATTATAGATTTTACGGCATCTTTTGCTCCCGCTTGAGTATTAGGAAAGTCGTTTTCAAGTTCAGCTACTTGTTCTTTTGACATTTTTGCCAATTCAGCTTCCATAACTTCATCAGTAGGCATGTCAAAATCTAGTTCAGGACCGGGTACAGTAGGATCAAGGCTGAACGCAGCATCTGTCTGACCAGTGCCGGTACCAGTTGCCCCATCACCAGTTACGGCAGGAAGCCCCTTACCTGTGAGAAGCATGGCAGCACTATCAATGGTATTCTCCGATACATTGTGTTTAGCACCTATTGTTTTGTAACGCTGGATAACAGAAGAAAGAATCTCGTTATACTTTTCAGAGACGTTACCTCTTGCACTTGTTATAGCATTAACGAAAGAAGTAGGATCGACAGTTCCATCTTCATTTGTTGTAATGTTCAAGTCTTTATACATGCCAGGATGTTGCGCTTTAAACTCAGCCAAAGCAGCCTGTCGAATCTGTGTAGCAAATGTTTGCACCTTGTCAAAGGATACACCCATAAGTTCTTCTTCATTTGCCTGAACAATCTGAATCTTAGTTCTGTCTTCTGCAAATCCATCACCTGCATACTTACCAGTGCTGCTCATGTAATCTTCATTACCTTGCAGTCTGGATGCTCTAGATTTAATGCGATTAATAATGGTAGTGTTAGTAACTTGTGTACCGTAGTCTTCTGCCTGTGCTGTAAGCCTAAAGCCGTCCTCTACTCTGCCTTCTCTAAAAGCAATATTGGCTTGAATAGCTAGTCTTTCTTTTTCTGTTTTAGCATCACGCAAAGCAATAGTATCTTCCAAGCCTTGCCTACGCTTGATAAGGGAATCTTGTTCAGCATCGAATGCCTTAAACTGCATCTCTGTCATGGCAGAAGTATCCTGTGTAGACATACGAGACAGCTTTAGATTAATTGCTTGGATTGCAGAACCTTCTTCGCCTGTCATGGACTTGTTAAGTAGGTCATCCAGACGTTGCCCTGCTTCTGCAGCCGTTTCTGGATCAGAAGACGGGTCATCCATAATATTACGAAGATATGTCAGCTTTTCGTTTACAGACTTTG